ATTCATGGCTTAAAGTTCCCTAACACTTCTCAAGAAAACTTAATGATGTTTGATAAGTTCCGACAGCTTGCAGACGAAGAGACAGGTATTCCTAGTTACTCTCACGGACAGACAGGCGTACAAAGCATGACAAGAACTGCGTCTGGTATGTCTATGTTGCTAGGTGCTGCGTCTTTGAATATGAAAACAGTGGTTAAGAATGTTGATGATTTCTTGTTGAAGCCATTGGGCGAGTACTTCTTTCAATGGAACATGCAGTTTTTTGAAGGCGAGCTAAACATTCGAGGCGATTTAGAAGTTAAAGCGCTAGGCACAAACAGCTTAATGCAAAAAGAAGTCCGAAGCCAACGCTTAACAATGTTTTTACAAACGGCCCAGAACCCAGCCATTGCTCCTTTTGTTAAGATCTCTAAGATCATTAGCGAACTAGCATACAGTTTGGATCTTGACCCTGACGAAATTCTTAATGATCCTGAAGAAGCAGCGATTATGGCAAAAATTATAGGAGCACAAAATGCTGGACAAGCAAATGGCGGCGCGGCTATCGCCCCTAATCAACAACCCGGAACTATGGGAAGCCCTCAAGGAGCACCTGAACAACCTCAAGAACTTGGAGTTACAGGGACTGGCGGTGGCAACATCGGAACTGGAAGTGTACCGCAAGCAGGGGAGAGTGAGTTCTCTGGCCGGACTCCTACAGCTTAGAGACCAAATAATTGAAGCAAGAAAGAGGGTAGAATAATGGCGGGTAAAGCAGGAATAATCTTAAGTCTTTTAGGCAAGCTAGATGACGCAGCAGAAAAAACAGTAGGCAAAAAAGTCTCTAAAGCTAAAGTAGAGAAAATAGACGCTGAGCGAGTCAAAGAAGCGCTAGATCAAAAGCTTATTGAGAACCCGCAGTACTTAGAAGAATTAAGCGATAAAGAATATAAAGCTTTAATGCGAGCGCTCCCTGCTAAATCTCAAGCTAATATGATGGGCGATGACTACGCAATGGAAATGTATGAGCAACAAGCAGAAGCTGCTGGCGGCATGACTCCTAAAGAAGCTGCTGAAAACTTAAGTTTATTTCAAGACACTGAAGACATGTACGGATACTTGCAAAAACTTAAGCCACAACAGCTTAAAGAATTTAAAGAAAATGTATCAGAAGAAGATATTAATTTATACGGCCCTGCTTTAGATCGTTTAGAAACACTTACTCCTCGTGCTATTAAAATGGCTGGCGGTAAAATGAAAAACGATCCCTTTAAAGTAAAATACAATGAAGGCGGTTCAATGCTCGTTCCACCTGAGCGTGAAGAGTATAGTAATGGAGGCATTGCCGCTAGTGATCATATTGCTAATGATTGGCGCATGGTAGACAGCAAGCAACTAGACGCAGAAGAAGCTTTAGATAGGTCTTTAAGTCAATTAAGAAAAGCTAAAAACAATAAAGAGCTTTCGGATTTACAGCAACAGATAGAAGGTGCATGGTATGAAGCAACAGGCAATGAGCGGTTAGATGGCGTTGCTCTTGAAATTTATTCTGTAGACTTTGAAAATCCAAAATCTATGAAAGCTTTAGACAAAAGAATTGAACAAAGAACAAAAGATCGTTATGAAAAAAACATGGGCGGCATGATGAAATACAACGAAGGCTCTATGCTTGTAGCCCCTGAAATGGGTTTAGAAGACGAGATGCCAGAAGACACTTACGACAACATCCCTGAAGATGAAAAAGAAGCGGCAGAAGCTTCACAGCTTCCAGACGATGAAATGGAACAAGAACACCTTAAGTATGTTTTGAACGAAGCACTTCCAATAGAAGATCAAGAGTATCTTATGGATATTCTTGACACAGATGAACGCTTAAACGATATTTTTGATAAAGTAATATCAACAGCAACAGAATTTTCTGGCGCTGGGGAAGTTGATGGCCCCGGAACTGGAACATCAGATTCGATTCCCGCAAGGTTATCGGATGGTGAATTTGTTTTCACCAAAAAAGCTACCGATCAGTTAGGCGCTGACAAGCTACAAACTATGATGGACGAAGCTGAAAAAGCCTATGACGGTGGTTTAATGAAGAAAGCATTTGGCGGCATGGTAGACGATATGCCTGTAGATAAAAAAACAGGTATGTATGATCCTGCTCTTGAAGATGAAGAAATCAGAAAACAAATGATTGACGCTAATCAAATGCCAAGTGTACGAAACCGATAAGGCCACTTCAAAATTCTTTGAACCCCTTATCATAATAAAAATCCAGAGGCCACCTTGGAGTATCAAGACCCTGTATTGTAAACGCGAACAGTACAGCCACCTTGAAAGACTGACAAGCCCCTAAAGGAGAGTGATAGAATGTTAGATGTTAATGACGATGTAAATGAACCACAAGCCAATCCGTACAACTCTAAGAAGTCTTGGCATACGCCAGATGCACCTAGTAGAGGAAGTGCTGATGGAATGTACCACGAAGAAGAAACTCAATCAAAGGCCACCCGTAGCTCGGCACCTTCCGAAGAGTCTTCTGAGAAAGGAAGTTCCAATTATAAAAAGAGATATGATGATTTAAAGAAACACTATGATCAACGTATTGCAGAATTTAAGCAGCGAGAACTCCAGCTAAAAGCCGTAAGTCAGGAACAACAAGTTCCTTATGCGCCGCCAAAAAGCAAAGAAGATCTTCAAACTTTTAGGACACAGTACCCAGATCTGTATGATACTGTAGAAACTGTTGCGCATTTAAAAAGCGCTGAGCAACTTGAAGCTCTTAAAGCTAAGATGGCTATCATCGAAGAAAGAGAAGCTGCAATAGGGCGAAAAGAAGCAGAAGCTACATTGCGTTCACGGCATCCTGATTTTGAGGACATCCGTGGAGACGAAAAGTTTCATGCATGGGCTAAAGAACAACCTGAGCAAATTCAGGACTGGATTTACAACAACCCTAATAATGTTCCACTTGCAATCAAAGCTATTGATCTTTATAAAATGGAGACTGGTTTAAGTACAAAAGCTAAACAGCCGACAGGAAAATCACAATCTGCCAGATCAGCAGCTGACATGGTATCTACTAAAACAACTAATGTGGATACTAAAGAACCAAAGATCTGGTCACAACGGGAAATTGCTAAACTGTCTATGGTTCAGTTCGATAAATACGAAAGTGAAATTGATCAAGCCATACTTGAAGGCAGGATAGTAGATTAATTAACTTGTCTTTTTTAGGAGTAACACATAATGGCTTATAACACATCAAACCAACTATTTGAGCAAAGCACAGATACCAACGGTAACTTTGCTAACTCAATATCTGGTCAAACTAACAGCTTCTTTTTACCAGCAGTCTTTTCTAAGAAGGTTCTAAACTTCTTCCGAAAAGCTTCGGTAGCTGAAGCAATCACTAACACTGACTACAGTGGAGAAATCTCAGGCTACGGCGATTCTGTAAAGATCATCAAAGAGCCAGAAATCACTGTATACGCTTATGAGCGTGGCGCTGACGTAACTCAGACCAAGTTGACTGACGTTGAAACTACTTTGATTGTAGATGTGGCTAACGCATTTAAATTCAAAGTTGATGATATTGAAACAGCTATGTCTCATGTGAACTTTAAAGAAGTTGCATCTTCATCTGCCGCTTACGCATTGCGTGACGCATTTGACGCAGGTGTAATTGCTAAGATGTTTGCAGGCGTTTCAGCCTCAAGCCCTAACCACATCCTTGGTAGCGACAGTGCTACTGACCTAGCCGCAGGAACATTTGATGGCACTGGTAACTTGGATATCGGTTTTGGTTCTAGTGAGCACGATCCTCTGGATGTCATGGCACACATGGCCCGTCTACTTGACGAGCAGAACATCCCAGAAGAAGGCCGTTGGTTCCTAGCTCCACCTAGTTTTTACGAGCAACTATCTCAGTCTAGCTCTAAGCTGATGTCTGTTGACTTCAACGCCGGACAAGGTTCAATCCGCAATGGATTGGTATCTTCTGGCAAGCTACGTGGTTTCGACATGTATAAGTCGAACAACATCGCCGCTACCACTAATGCCGCAGGCCAGATTCTTGCGGGACACATTAGCTCTACTGCAACTGCACAGACCATCACAAGCACTGAAGTCCTTCGCGACCCAGACAGCTTTGGTGACATCTGCCGTGGTTTGCATGTATACGGCGCTAAAGTTTTACGCCCAGACGCACTTGTTTCAGCGTTCTATGGTATTGACTAAGTAAGTAATTAGAGACGGGGGTGTAAAAGCCCCCTGATCTTTGATAAAGGATTAGGACATTATGGCAATAATCGGAAGTAACGCAAAACCACTAATGATTAAAGGCAAGAAAACAGGGAAGATATTAGGCGATACAGGAAGTTGGTACAAGCCTGAGAACAAAAAGAAGTTTGATGATAATTGGGATGCTATTTTTAATAAAAAAGAAAAGGCAACTAAAGAAACTACACAGGCTGAATAAAAATGTCAACATCCTATTTAGAATTAACCAACGAGCTTTTACGAGAGTTGAATGAAGTTCCACTTACTACTGGAAACTTTGTAAATGCTATTGGTGTTCAACAGCACGTTAAAGATTCTTTGAATCGTGCATACTTTGATATTATAAACGAAGAACCGCAGTGGCCTTTCTTATCCGTTGCCGAAAGCGGTGACGTAGATCCTATGTATGGCAATGTGTATGTTGAAACTGTTGCTGGAACACGCTTCTACGAACTAAAGCCAGCAAGCGATAGCATTACAACTGACTATGGTTCCGTTGATTGGGAAAACTTTTATATTACTACAGTTGGTGTAGCTGGTGAAACAGCCCCTTATACTGGCCGTAACTTACGTTTCATTACTACAGAAGAATGGAAAGACTACCGAAGAGTCTCCGAAAATTTAGACGCTGCTGACACACAGCAGTACGGACAACCAAACAGAGTTATCCGCAGTCCTGATGGCCGTAAGTTTGGTCTCAGCCCTATTCCAGATAAAGCGTATCGCGTATGGTTTTATGCGTGGGCGCTCCCTACCAAGCTTGTTGCTTATTCTGATACTCTTGTATTTCCTGAAATGTATAGCTCAGTTCTTTTATCTAAAGCACGTTATTACATTTGGCAGTTTAAAGACAACCCACAAGCTGCTGCGTTTGCGTTAGACGATTATAAAAAAGGTCTGCGTAGTATGCGTTCAAACCTTATTGAGCCTGCGCCAACTTATATCAAAGACGACAGAATGAGATTCGTATAATATGGCAGCTTCCCAACCTTTTGGTATTTCGTGTAAAGGTGGTTTAAATACTAACCTAAACCAACTTGAAATGCTCGCGCAGCCCGGACTAGCTACAAAGCTTGTAAACTTTGAAGTCGATCCTGATGGTGGGTATCGCCGTGTAAATGGCTATACAGCTTTTGGTAGTACACAGCCAAATGGAAATAATAAAATTCTAGGCCTTGAAGTTTATGCAGATGGCCTTATAGTATGTACAGGCGATGGTATTTTCTTTAGTGTTGATGGAAATAGCTGGCTGCAAATTAATAGAGCAAGCGTAGCAGGCACTGGAGATAACTATTCTACATTTACTGGCAGAGGTTTTGACGCTCGAACAAACCAGCTGCAATCTAGCTTTGCGCTGTATGAAGGCAACACTGACTACGGTCAGATTATTATTTGTGATGGAGTAAACAAACCTTTTTACTTTCACATGGAAGGTACTGGAGGTTTAACTACTCGTACTTTTTTTGCAGAAGAAATAGTAGTAGATGGAACAGTTGCTCCTTCTGTATGTGCTATACATGACCACCACTTAGTAGTTGCTGGAGCAGACGAAGCTAAAGATACTATTTTTTATAGTCATAACTTTGAGCCTGAAAACTTTACAGGCGCAGGAGCTGGAAGCATTCAACTCTCTGACCAAGTTATTGGACTTAAAAGCTTTCGAGATGATTTGATTATTTTCTGCCGCAACAGCCTACATAAGCTTATTAACATAAACGATTCTCAAACTATTGCAGTTGTTCCTATTACACAAAACGTAGGCTGTTTAAGTAAAGATAGCATACAAGAGATTGGCGGCGACTTAGTATTTTTAAGTCCTGATGGCATTCGTTCTGTTGCCGGTACATCTCGTATTGGTGACGTTGAGTTAGGCTCAGTAAGCAGGCAGATACAATCTATTACTTCAGCTCTTGCTAAGTCAGTTGATGCTTATACAATAACAAGCTCAGTGCTCCGAAGCAAGTCGCAATACAGATTATTTTATACGCAAGACGGAGAATCTTCAAAAGTCTCTAAAGGTATTATAGGAACTCTCACTGCTAATGGTTTTGAGTGGGCCGAAACAAAAGGAATACAAGCGACTGCCTTTGTGTCCGGCTTTAGTGCAAACGGAGTAGAAAGCGAGTTTCATGGCGACTTAACTGGTTATGTTTATAATCACGATGAAGGCAATAGTTTTTACGAAGCCGGAGTAGCTTTTAATATTGAAGCCCAGTACACAACACCTAATTATGACTTTGGTGATGTTGGAACTCGAAAGACTTTACACTATGCAAAAATCTCTATTACGCCTGAAGGCGAAGTTCAACCAATACTTAGAGTGCGCTACGATTATGAAGACACATCAATACCACAGCCGCCCGATTATGTTTTAGATTCTGTGCCTCTTCCCGCACTTTTTGGATCTGCGGTATTTGGAACAGCAATATTCGGAGCAAGTAATGACCCAATGCTTCGACAAGCTCTACAAGGCAGCGGGCATTCGTGTAGCTTTAGAATTAGTAGCATAGATCAAAGTGCACCCTACGCAATTAACGGCATATACATAAATTACGTCCCAGCAGGCAGGAGATAACCCAGATGGCAGGAACAAGTTATACACGACAAAGCAGCCTCACAGACGGCGACACTATAACAGCATCGTTGTTTAATGATGAATATAACCAACTCGTAAATGCTTTTGCTTACGCTGCGTCAGGCACAACCGGACACCAACACGATGGTGGCGCTGGTGAAGGCGGTAACATTGAAATTATTGGTGATGCAGATTTTAAAAATAAGATTGTAGTTGATAGCACCAACAACCGCTGGAGCGTCTTTGTAGAAGTAGGCGGCACAGCTGTTGAACAAGTGCGCATTGAAGATGGCGTAGTGTATCCTGTAACTGATAGTGACGTAGACCTTGGCACAGATGCAGCACGTTTTAAAGCTGCGTACATTGATAGCATTACAGCTACAACGTCTTTAACACTTGGCACTAGCATTACGGTCAGTTCTATTCTAGACGAAGATGATATGGCTAGTAATAGCGCAACAGCTCTTGCAACTCAACAGAGCATTAAAGCCTACGTTGACTCGCAAGTAACCGCACAGGACTTGGATGTAACTGACGGCACAACAAGTATCTCAATTGATTTAGATTCAGAAGCTTTGAGTGTGTTGGGTGGTACGGGTATTGATTCTACTGCAAGTGGCAACGGCGTAACGCTCGCAATAGATTCTACTGTAGCAACGCTTACAGGCTCACAAACGCTGACCAACAAGACTCTTACTTCTCCTGACGTAAACACTCCTGACATTGATGGCGGTACAATAGACGGCACTATAATCGGTGGTACAACAGCCGCAGCGGGTTCATTCACAACCGTAGGCGCTACAGGAAACATTACAGTTGGCGGCACAGTCGACGGTCGTGATGTCGCTACAGATGGTACAAAGCTAGACGGAATTGAAGCTGGTGCTACCGCAGACCAAACAGATGCAGAGATTCGTGCTGCCGTTGAAGCCGCTACAGATTCTAATGTGTTTACAGACGCTGACCACAGTAAGTTAAATGCTATAGAAGCTCTTGCAGACGTTACGGACACAGCAAACGTAACAGCCGCTGGCGCACTCATGGACAGCGAGCTTACTAGCATTGCAAGCGTTAAAGCTCTTGACCAAGGTGTTGCTACTACTGACAGCCCTACGTTTGCAGCATTAACCAGCACTGGCGAAATCACAGCCAACGGCGGCATAGCATTGGGCGACAATGACAAGGCTACGTTTGGTGCTGGTGATGATCTACAGATTTATCATG